TAATTTCTTTCTCGTTTGACATACCGCTATATTACGGCAGTTTCCTTCGCTTGTCTATATAATTGTTCCGTGGCCATGTTTTTACCTTTGGCCTCCACCTGTATGTCAAAGTTCTCGGAGAATGACAGAGCCCAATCGTTTACCTTTCTGTTTGGTAATAGGTCCGAGTGTGCTCTCAGTTTCTGTTTCTTGCAACCACGCTCTAGTAGGTCCTTGATGTTGTGCATTTCTGTGTGTGTCTTGTTGCCAAGTCCTGCAACTGCTAGATGTTCATCTCTAGAGTATGAATAGTGCATACTAGGTCTTTGTCCTCGCCATGAATCTATGACACGTTTGACCCTGTCGTCTGTTGGTTCGATATATTCCTCGTCTCTGATCCAGTGGTGGTGGATGTCTAAAACAAGTGCTAGGTGTTTTTCAAGTTCTAGGCTCTTCTCAAGTCCATGCCCCATCTCGTCATTCTCGATCGTGATAAGATTCCTTGCTTCCTGTGACAGTCTGGGTAGTGCTTTCTTGATGCCTTCTGGTCCTTGTCTGCCTGATATATGTACATTAATCTTGCAACCGTCCTGGAATGATTTGCCAAAGCCCATCCAACGTGCCATGTCCGCATGGTATTCGAATTCTTCGATACTACGTTCAACTATATCAGGGGTCTCACTTGCAAGTACGCAGAATTGTCCAGGATGGAAACTGACCTTCACATCAAGAGTCCTTGCCATCTCACCAACAGGTGCGAATAAATTTTCTAAATGGCTTTGTATGTCGGGCTGTTGCCACCACGACTTCCAATCTTTCTCTGTGTAACCCTGAAGCATCTCACTACCAAGCCTGACCATTCTACGTTCGGGAGGTAGGCTACCAACACGTTGCACCAATCTACGTGCGGCTGTCGTGTTGTGGGTCATGATGTCCCACTGTCGTTGTTCGGCCTCGTCCTTGTGTTCACGTAGCCAACGCATTGTTGTGCTTCTGCCGTTGAGTTCTCTGTCCTTGGCATTGACTTTCATACCACCAAATTCTGATTCATTGTTGAGCCATTTACAGCAGAAACCGAAACGTTGTACCATGCTTATATTATAACAGTTATTTTTAATTTGTCTATTCTTCTAATAGTGTCTGCATCATGGCCCAATGTCCTATGATGTTGCTACAATCAAGTTTGAACTTGTATTCCCTGTCTATGTCCCTTAGGATTTTGTTCGCCTTGGCCATGCTGAGCCCTGCGTCTGCTGGTAATTGTAATGCGTTCATTGTTTTCCTCTTCAGTGCTTTTGCGGCCTGTACCCTGTGCCATCCATCCGTCAACAGATAGTATCCTGAATCTTTTATTGGGGTAACCAGTATCGGATCCCATGCACCGTCCTTCTTAAGTTTTGCTATCCAACCACGTTTCTCCTTGTTCAGAGGACGTGCAACACCCAGTCCCATCTCCGCCATGGTGACTAACTTGCTTAATTCAACTTTTATTTTTTCAATCTTAATCTGTTTCATACTCTATGTTATTGATGTCCTGTACTATCTGCCACTCTGGACCTTTGGGTAAAGGTCTTCTTTGCGGATAGTCGTTTACATCTGATATCTCTCTGTACTTGTTTGCACATGCAGGCCCACAGAAAGGTCTTATGATACGTTTGTCGTATTTTGTGTCAAACAGGCTGTCGTACCAATATATGGCGTTGAAAAATTGTTTGTGGCAGACGTAACAGTTGTGTATCTTAGTCATTGCCAGGTAGTTTGGTCATTTGTTGCATACCACCCGTGTTGACATAACCTGCCTGCATTCTGTTCTGATCTGGTTCCTCGTCGGACACAAGTAAGATGTCATCCTCGTCGATCATCCTCACTTCCAATTCAACACTGTCTTTCTTTATTTTAAATCCTCTGCTCCAACGTCCATGTGACACCATAACCCATTCGCCAACTTTTACATCTTCTTGTTGGTCACCTATTGCGTAAACCTTACCCCATCTAGGGTGTATTCCGCCTTCCGAACCGTCATCGTCTGTGAGTATGATTCCGCCTTTGGTCTTTGTTTCACCAAAGTGCATGTCTGAAACAAGAACTCTCTTCTTAAGAGGTTTGATATCATTCTCAACGGTGTATTCTTTGCCACCGTGTGAACCGAAACCTTTTGCTTGTAAGTCTTCTAGTTGTCCCATTATAGGATTATTTTAACAGATTTATTCTAAACCGTCAAGTGCGGCGTCTATGCCTTTTTTGGCGGTGCCTTTTGCTTCAGGCTTGAAAGTTTCCACTGGTTTTACTTCAACTTTCTTAGGCTGTGGTGCTACCGTTTTCTTTGTTGCAGGTTTGGCCGCCATCGGGGTCATCTTCTGCACAGTCTTCACCGGATCCGGTTTGGGCGCCGGAATTGTCTTGCTCCTTGGAGTGTCACTGACCATGCCCTTGGGTTGTTCGTAGTACTTCTGTATGATCTTTTCCTTTTTTGTGACCACTGCTCCTCCCGGTCCTATGACATCACCTCTTGCGTTCACATTCATGTTACCGACCGCTTGTACAGATTCGTTTGCCGCCCTCAGTTTCTCTATGTCCACCATACGTCCCTGCATGGTCCTATACATTTTTTTTCTGGGTGCTCTTGCTACCATAATAATATACTCCTATTATTTTTACTTATCATCTCAGAAATTCTGTGATGTCCAAATTGTACAGCAGTGGATTTATCTTGTGTACTCCTATCAGGAACAGGCAGAAACTGGCTACGCTGGATCCCCTGCCGACACCCCACACTATGTTGTTCGCCCTCAGAGTGTCTATGAAGTATATCAGGAACTGTAGCACACGTATGAAATCCTTTTTCTCAAATAGGTCATATTCCATCTGTACCCTGATCTTTTCCTCATCATTCTGACATTTGTCCAGCAACCATTCCAGTACATTGATTTGGTAATATCTGTCAGGCATGTGCCAATGTTCACAGTTGGCCTTGTCAAACAGTTCTGGCTTTTCTCTTTTGGGTGCAGTGTTGATCACGGGCAGGTCTATGCCCAACTCCCTGAGGCTATTGGAATATTTTTCTATGTCGTGAAAGTAAAGTTTCGAAATGTCAAAGGCAGGGTCTGTGTAAAGCAGGTCGATCACGTCCTCTTCCGAGAATATCACATCGCCATGATCATTTATCTTTGTCTTTTCCGCCATCTAGCACCTTTGGTTGGAACTCAAATATTTTAGCATGGTACTCGTGCTTAGGGTCAACCGGAATCTTGTCGTTGTTCCAACTGAAGTGTCCTGTGTAGATGCCTTTGTCAAGTTCCTGGTCATATGTTGCCGTGTCTGCTCTCAACCACCATGGATCAAACTTGCTGAACTTCGCTGAGAACCAATCGGGCCTATCTAACAGTATAAGCTCTTTGCTGTCTTTGTCAACCGTGTAGGTAATACCATCTCCCTGCCAACTCGATAGTTCTATGTGGTTGATCACTATCTTGCTGTCCAGTATGCTATTGGCCTTGCAGAAGCAAACCGCGGCCATGATTTGGTCATAGGGCGGCTTTGGTAATTCAATGAACCTGTTGGTTGTGCTTTTTCTTAGTGTCAAATAGAGTGGTTCGTCCCTCCAGGTGGTGATTGTATTAGCGAACACCTGTTCAAAAAGATTTTTAAGACGTTCAAAGTATTCTGTCTGTTCTTTGAGATCTGCTGTGTGAGGAGTCAGTGATATGTTTAATTTATATTCATTGGAGAACAACTCACTGTCGACTATAATGATAGATTTGAATTTTGTCTTCCAAGTGAAGGTGTTTGACATAAAACTATTTACTAGTCTATGTTTATTAGATCACCAATATCTGGTTCGTTCCTGGACTTCTTGTTGTTTTTATGCCATTCCTCTACACGTCTCTGCCTTATGGCATCACGGTATGTGTTCAAGGCCAATTGGAGGTTAGCCAGCATATCAGGATTACGTCCTCGCCTTGCTATACCCACTTTCTTGTTGAGTTCCTTTATCCTTTTGGAAATATCTTCCTCTGACATGTTCCCTATCTCTTCTTGTAATGGATGAAAGTACATCACTACTCCTTCTTAGATGTAGTTGTTTCCTAACTGGTGCATCAATATTGTGGTACCATTGTCTGGTGTCAGGAATTCGTAGAGGTATCTACCCGTAGTTGGCACCGTGATTGTGTCACTTGAACCATCACCACCTGATACGTTGCCAGCAACCATCACCGCACTTGGTATTGTGATTGTGTGTGCCGAGCTCACCACATTGACGTCCAGGATGATCCTACCCACACTGTTCGTTGCGGGCATGTTTGTGAAAGACAGAGTAACACTTGCATTGGTAGTTAGTGTTTGATAATGTCCATTTTCATGATTCAAAGTGACAGCACCACCTGTGGTGCCGTGTGCATAGACTGTTTCTGCCGTGTCCTTGAATACTGCCTGTGAAACCACATAGTTTGAAAAATTACTATTTGCATTCGTGCTCGCTTTGTTGGTCTGCAGGTCTTCTATCTCGGTCTTTGCTTCCGTGAAATTTTTTTTTATTGCACTGAAGTTGTCTCTGAAACCCTGTGAACTGTTGTCTTGCCCTGCTTTTGGATAGGTTCCGTCTATGTTACCTGGTACTATGTTACTGGCCATTAATTAATCCTTTGTTTCTAAATTTTAGGTATTTATCGTTGATTCTCTCCACCTTTATTATTGTGCCTGCCTGTGGCGCTTGTTTGGTAAAGGTAATTGTTGTTTTCTTTGTTGTTGCGTCGTGAGACAATGTGATACCCAATTCATGGTCAGCGGATCGCAGTGTGCCATCCGCTGTGAGGTATGTGGGTTTTATGTTGTTGTCTGCTGTGACTCCTTGTCCTATCAACACCACGTTGCTACCTTCCTTGATCAATAGATCCTCTTCGTGTAGTATTTCGTCCACCACGAAACTTGATGTGGTGCCGTCTGCCGTGAATGTTTCCGTGGCCACCTTGCTTTTGTTTGCCGTGTATCTATCCACTATGAATTTTATATTTTTGAATTCCAAATTTTTATCATCTATCCTTTTCTTGATAAGTGCAGAAGTGCCAGGTTTACAGTAACATATTGGAACGGCTTTTACGAACCCTAGTGGTGCCAGTCCTCCTGCTTGGGTGGTCTTCATCCAGAGTGGCAGATAGTCCCACTCCTTGTGTCCCAGACTCTTCATCCTAGACCGCATGTTTGCGATGGCGTTGGGATGGAGGGTCTGCACAAATCCAAGATCCGCACTCAATTGGTTGGCGTACCTCACTTTGGATCCGGAAACGCTGAACGACAATCCTCCATCTGTGGTGATTTCGTAGTCAACGTAATCCGCGGTGGCATCCACGTTGGACGCCCTTGGCCCCAACATCGGTTTGGTGATATCATTACGTATTCGTATCGAACTAGACACTGATTGGTTGTTGTCGTTTTCTAGCTTGTCTTTGACTTCCAAGTAGACCACTTCATACACAGTGGTGGACCCATCCTTGGCCACGGCGGTCTTGACATCACCGAAGTAAAGGGTCTTTGGTGAATGATTCTGTTCCATCTGTTGTTGCAGGGTGGTGAGGGTCTGCGCCTCCAGTCCAGAAACTATCAACATCTCTGGTTTCAATCTCATTCCGAAATTGGCATCCTCGGCCCTAAAAATGTTTTCAGGAGAATTGATGTTTGGATCCTGGGCCATGTCATAAAAAATATTTTGATCAATCAAAGACGTGGCATGCCCCTGCATGTTGCCGTATTCGGTCTGTGTGAATGGAATGTCTATGTTCAATGTGAATTCCTTCGAAGTGGCCGCTGATTGATATTGATCACTCACAGTGACAGTGAACGTGTATGACCTCGTGCTATCTGTGAAATCACTGGGATCTATGGTTCCGATTAGATTGCCTGGTGCTGATAGAGTTATTCCGCTAGGGAGAGCGCCTGCTGTCACAGTGTAACTCAAAATCCTGTTTGTTTCCTCTGCCACAGCCTCGATGGAAAGTGTGCTAGGAATGTCTGCAGTCAGTGTGCCGATCACAGTTGGTGTGGTGAACGCTATGCCTATGTCTATCTCCCCGATCACTTTCATCGTGAACGCCTGATCCGTGAACACGTTCACTCCCGTTGTTACCACCCTGTTTGCCCTCACCGTGAAGTTGTAGGTGGTCTCTATCGCTGACTGCCTCGCCAGTGTGCCATACAGTTCTCCAGAGTTGACATCTATGGCCACTCCTGTGGGCAATGAGCCAGACTGTATAGAGTATTCAAGATCTCCCTGCAGAGGATCAAAATCTTCGACATCTATCTTGACAACGAAAGCGTTATCGTGTCTGAATGTTCCCAGGTCTGATCCAGTCCTGAACACCGGTCTCCTGTTTGCACTGAGATCCATTGTGAGTGGTGAAGAATCTATTTCAGTTGCGTCAATTGTTATCGCAGTGTTAGACACTCGCCAGAAATCTGCAGAGTACACAAATATGGAGTTGTTCTGTTCTACGAAACTTGTCCCGTCAGACACTCGAACAATAAAGTCGAAATTTTTGCTGATACTTTTTGTTGTCAGGGTCCTGTCATACGTGCCATCGAATTGGTCCTCAGTGCCTGTGCCATCATATCCACCTCGCTCCGCAAAACGCTGGTCTTCTGTCAACTGTACTATCCCTGAAATCAAACCGGACTTGCTCATGGTAACACCTGGTGGTAAAGATCCTTGCACTATCTCATACACGAGGCTCTGTCCTGCACGTGTGTCCGTGTCCGTGGCCTGCATCTGGAAAGAAATGCTGGAACCATCTATGACCCAATACAAGCCAACGCTGGTGGAATCGTCCAGTTGAAGTTGTCCTGAAGCGGTTGTGAATGTTGGAGTGTCTGCACCTTGAATGTCTAGTGAAAAAGTCCTGTCTGTGATTTGGGTACCGGCCGTGGCTCGCACGACGAAGGTGTAAAGAGTTCTTTTGGCAACCTCAGCCGGAGTACCCGTCAGTAAGCCTGTTGAAGTCACCTGCATGCCAGGTGGTAGGCTTCCTGCTATCACGGAGTACACGATGGCCGTTGAGTCGCTGGTGTTCGCCTCCAATTGAAGTGAAAACGATGCCTGCTCGTCTATGGTCGCTAGTTTACCTGCTGTGGTCGTCCACACTGGTGTTGCCATTTGTACTCCTTACAAAGGTATTTATTGACAATTACCGGCTATTATTCTGCGTACGGATCCAGTGTTCTAGGTGCTGTCTGAGGTTTTCTTTGTCGATCTTGTCAGTGGCACGTCGTAGGGCCTCCTCCAAGCGTCGTATCTCAGAATTTGTAGATTTATGCCTATTACGGTCGTTATAACGTTTTCTCATTGGCCTTTTTTTTAGGACCTTATTGATTATCTATTACGATTTGTCGTAGAACGGGATCACTCTCGCTGTTCCACCTATCTTAACTTCAAGATAACCTGTTGGTTGTCCCGGTAACGCCGAGGCACTGCCCGCTGATCCAACCGTTGCCTGTGTTGCTGTGTTAAAATCTACCACACCTGTACCCTGTGTGCTGATGCTGATGTCACCGTTTGAAGTGTCATTCTGTATTGTGTCTGCTCTTACAGTCGTTGCCTGTATCAGGGTGATGTCCGCCGCACCGGAAATGATCTTCTTGTTGAAAGTGATGTTCTGCCCAGTGGCCGCGTCTATTGTCATACCACCTGAGGTGGCAGATAATGTGTTTCCATCTAGTCTTAGGTTGTCAACGTTGAGTTGTCCTGTGGTTGTCTGCGTTCCTGTGGCGGTGATCGGACCAGTCAGTACTATGGCACCTGTCCCGGCAGGGTCTATTGTTATGTCACCGTTGGAGTTGGAAATGAAGGTGTCTGCGTTTACAGAGCCTTTCACAGTGAGGGTACCATCCACAGTGCTGTTGCCTGTCAATGTGTGGTTGCCTGTGGTTGTTATGTCAGCAGTGGTAAGTGTGCTTGACACCGAAGCAGTCCCGGTTACGTTTGTGTTTGCACTCAGTTCGATAGTTCCAGTACCTTGCGGATTCAAAGTGATGTTTGCGTTAGATCCATTAGAAGTTATATCGTTGGTTGTCAATGATGTTGTAGTGGTAGCACCAGTTATAGTAGGTGACGTGATTGTTGGACTGGTAAGAACTTTGTTAGTCAAAGTCTGTGAACCAGTCAGTGTCGCAACCGTTGAATCTATGGCCAATGTCATAGTGTCTCCACTCACTGCCGACGTCAATCCTGATCCACCCGCTATTTGGAAAGTCTCGCCACTGTTTACTGCTGTGCCTGTGGAGTCATCACCCACGAAGGTTATCGCTTGTGCTGTGTTTTGTGCATCGATGTATGTCTTTATGGCTCCCTGTGTGGCCAACAAAGTAGCACTGCCTGTGGCGAGTGTGCCGTTGTCTATGCCTGTAACTGTGGCTCCAGTTGCCAATGCCAATGACGTACCAACTGATAACGTGCTTCCTAATGTTGTTGCACCAGCAACATTCAATGTTCCTGTTGTCTGGATGTTCTCAGCGATGGTGATCTGTGTTGAGTCATCGGAACTCATTGTAGTACCAACGAATTTCATCGCGCCAAGTTTGATGCTTCCTGTGCCGTTTGGAGTGACTGTGATGTCTCCGTTAGTGACACCTGTTGTGATTGCGAATGTATTAACGTCTAGGTTCGCATCAAGTGTGTTGATGTCGTTGTCAGAACCGTAAAGTTCCACGAAATTGTCGTTTATCTTGTCAAATGCTGTTCTTAGCGGATCACCCGTGCCGTCGTTTGCACTTGATCCGATGTTGATGTTCTGTCTAGCCATACTTTATATTAATCCTTTTTGTTATGGGTATTTATTGTAAATTCTATAAACCTAATGTAATTATTATAGGTCTATTAACGTTCTTTGGAATTTGAACACAGTGCTATCACTGGTGATATTTGTTGCCAACAATCTCACATTGCCATCATCGATGTCTGCTGTGAATGTACACAGTGGTTCAGTGTGGGAAGTGGTTGAGCCAAACACAGTAAGATATGCTTCTATGGTGCTGTCCGCACTTGGACCATGTATCAGGTTTGCTTCCACTATCTCAAATCTGCTGTTCGTTGCATCTGTGATTGATATGAAGTATTTGGCACTCCTGTAAGTGGCAGAACTGAATGAGTCAATTTCTGTAGTCGCCGATGTGGCAACTGTCGTGGTGTTGTCGTTGATGTCTGAATGATTCAATGTCGCACCCGCTGTGGCAAAACCCAGTTGTCCATTACCGTCCGTTTTAAGGAACTGATCGGCATCACCGTCCGCGGTTGGAAATTTCAGAGGACCCAGTTTGACTGTTCCTGATCCATTGCCTGATAATTCTAGGTCTGCGTTAGAGGCGTTTGAACTTACTGTGTTGTCAGCAATCGTGACACCGTCTATGGTCAATAATGCATTTGTACTCAATGTAGTGAACGATCCGGCGGCCGGTGTTGTTCCTCCGATGACCGTGTTGTCTATGGCGCCGCCATTGATGTCTGCTTTTGCTATTACGACCTGTCCTGTGCCTGCTGGTGCAATCACAAGATCTGAGTTTGATTGTGTGGTTTTTATTTCATTGTCTGTGATGTTTATGTTGGAGTCAACAGTTAGATTATTGATGACAACAGATCCCGTTCCTCCCGGAGTAAGATTTATATCAGCATTTGAACTCGATCCGATTGTGTTGTCATTAAAGGTCAAGTTGTCAATTGTTGTTGTTCCAACTAAACTTGTAGTGCTTGTAACATTCAACGTTGAAAGAGTTGTCAATCCTGAAGGCACAGCCAGAGTAGATCCAAGATTTGTTGCACCTGAAAGCGTTGCGGCACCTGAAACATTTATTGTCCCGTCGACCACCAGTCCGTCATTTACGTTGATGATTGAAGAATCATCCGAACTCAAAGTTGTACCTTTTATCTTGATTGCCCCAAATACAACCGAGCCTGTTCCGTTGGGCGACAGGTTGATGTCGTCATTTGATCTTGTACCTTCGATGTTGTTGCCGTTGATTTTGATGGCAGGAAATGACACCGATCCCGTTCCAGAAGGAACAAAAACTATATCGTCATTTGACCTTGTTGCACTGATCTCGTTGCCGGAGAAAGAAAGATTACCAGAGAACAATGGTGATGCATAAAGTTCATTGAAATTGTTATTGACCTTGTCCATAGCGACACGTAGAGTGTCACCTGTTCCGTCGTTTGCATTAGATCCTATGTTTAGTGTCTGTTGTGCCATGTTATATGTTTATGGGTCTCCTTACAAATTTTACAACTTGGTTGTTAGTGTTATTTACTTGTCCTAGCAATCTTACGTTGCCGCTGTCCACATCTACAGAAAGGTCCAGCGTTTCATACACACTTGATCCATCGCTGTTACCGTTATCTGCACCTTGGGTTATGCTTATAAATGCAGATCCACCGTCATGTGTTACATTCGCCTCCATGAGGCTGTATCTATTTGCAGTCGAGTCAGAGACCTGAATAAGATATTTGGCACTCCTGAAATTTGTGGTAGCGAAACTGTCAATAACCTGCACTGCTGAATTGTTTCCAAGCACTGTTGCTGTACCGTCTGTTATGTTGCTGTGAGAAAACAGTATAGGAGAAGTGAAATAGGATAGATTTCCAGAGCCGTCTGTCTTTAGTACCTGTGCTCCTTCACCATCTGTCTTTGGAATCTTAACACTGTTGACGGACACCTTGCCTGCACCGCTGGCCTCGAATTCTAGATCATCGTTGGACCTGTTGGCCTTTATTGTGTTGTCCGTGATTGTGACACCATCCGCTGTGACTGAAGGATTGGTTATGGAAACAGTGGTGAATGTCGCCGCCGCTGGTGTTGTGCTACCTATCACTGTGTTGTCCACTGTGCCCGTGTTCAAGTCTATTTTAGATACTTGAACTGAACCCGTGCCGTTTGCTGACAACATGAAATCGTCATTGGACTTCGTGACCTTGATCACGTTGTCTGTTAAATTTATACTTGAATCTATTGTCAAGTTAGACACATTGACCACACCAGTACCCCCTGGTGTTAGGTTCAAGTCTGCGTTTGAACTAGTGCTGATTATGTTGTCATTGAAAGTGAGATTGTCGATGGTGGTCGTACCAACAAAAGAACTTGCACCCGACACTGTCAATGTAGATAGTGTTGTTGTGCTTGTAACATCCAGGGTGGAATTTACAGTAACCGGAGATGAGAAAGTGGGAGTGTCGGCATTCAATGTGCCATCTACCACAAGATTGTCATTTATGTTAATAATACTAGAATCCTTGCCAAGTATTGATGTACCGGAAAATCCTACTCCTTCTATTACGATTGATCCAGACCCACTAGGCACAAATTTTAGATCATCATTTGTCCTTGTGGACTTTATGTTGTTGTCTTCTATGTTAATCCCAGGGAACACCACTGATCCTGTGCCCGATGGTTTGATCACTATGTCCGCGTTGGACGTCGTTGTGCTGATGTTGTTTTGGATTACATTGATGTCTGATGCAACAGAAGGACGTGCGAACAACTCCGTGAAGTTGTTGTTGACCTTGATACCCGCACGCCTAATGGTATCGCCCGTGCCGTCGTCTGCTGTAACACCTATGTTGATTAGTTCCTGGGACATTTATTATCCTGCCGAAATTTTCAAAGTACCCGAGTCGTTGTAAAGTTGTCCTGCCACATTTGGATTGCTAGTTGGCAGATTGGCCATCGTTATTTTTACCGGTGTGATCGCAACCCCACCTGTGCCATTTGCGGAAAGCGTTAGGTCTGAATTAGTTGTCAATGTTGACAAAGTTGTATCTGCGAACTGTACTTTGTCTATTTCAACGTTCCCTGTGCCGTTTGGTTGTATAGTTACGTCTCCGTTTGTGATAGATGTGGTTATCAATCCTGTGTCAGGATCTCCAACAATCTGATACACTTCTTCAAAGTTCGTGTTGATTTTGGTCATGGCGGTACGCAAGGTATCGCCCGTTGCTGGGTTTCCCAGTGTTCCTGTGTCTATGTTTAATCTAGCCATATATCGAATATACATATTTATTAAATAAAATTGATGTTTGTCGAAACATTAAAAACTATGAGACTGTATGAACGCCAGAGTAAATGTGGCGTGTACCACACCTTTCACCGAAAAAACACCATATTTGTGTTCAAGTGTGATTCCTGTGGAGTAACATATTTGCGACCAAGAGCAAAAGTCGATCCAGAACGTGCGACCAATGACTACAAACATGTGTGTTCACACTGCGATACCAAACGTTTTGCCCAGAAAGTGGGTGTGAAAATGCGTAAGGTCTACAAACTTGACGCCAGTAGCACCAAGACCCTATAACTTTCTCCACCGGATGTCATCCCTATAACCAGATATCCATCTCTGTAGGTCAGCGTAGATGCCACACTTTATATTTGGTTGGTCAAAATACCAACGTAGGAATGGATTGCCTTCGAGGTATTCCTTCCTGTTGATGAAATGGAAATTGGTGTTGGGGAATTTCCTAAAAATTTGTCTAAGTTGATACATCCATTCATATTTGAGATACGCCTTCATGCTGGCCCTGTCTGGATAGTTGATACTGTTCTTATAGATGTTGTTCTGTATTCTGCTGGGAGTATCCATCTCCCATTGTTGCGCACCCATGATATCAAACGCCATTATGACAATGTTCTTGATGCCTGACTCCGCGGCCATCAGCACAGCACTACAGCCCGAACCCTTCGCCTTGGAAAAGTCGTTGGTCTTGATCTTGCCGCCATTCTTGACGTCACCTCCCCTCCATACCCTGTATATTTTGAGACCCTCTGGAATGTCGTTTTCTACATCTCCATCACAGATGTAGTTCCAGGTACTGATGTCTTCTGGACCGTGTATGCTTGGTGACTCCTTACCGTTGTTGTGCCACTGGGCCAGTTCCTCATACATGGGAGGGTTTACCGCCACTATGTGATCACACAGCATGGGATGGTCTCGGTATATGGCGTTGCATCCATATATGGTTCCATGCCCTTTTAGGTTGTCTATTGGGAAAATATTTCTCGACTCACCATTGCCTATTACGAAAGCGGTATCCATACTATCATCTTTTCACAAACGCCTTTTCAACCACAAACTGTGCCGGAGTAGAAGTGTTTCCTTCTTTCATTCCTAGAGTTTTGAAATGATCCATAAGGTCTTTGTTGAGTCCTTGCGATCCACAAATCATGAATCTGTCGTCTTGGGACAGATCCTGTTTTGTTGTTTCGGTGAACAGATTGCCGTTCTTTATCCATTCGGTTATCCTGCCTTTGCGTTCCCACTCTTGCTGTGTTAGAGTATTGAAATACATGAAATTTCCATTTGTAATTTTTTGCCATTCCGTATTAAAGTTGTCAAGGATGTCTTTGTATGCCAGTTCATTTTCATGTTGAACAGTGTGGGTCCCCCCTCTTAT